AAAACACAGATTGGAACAAAGCCGTTCAAAACACACTGGCTGATTACGAAAAAGCGAAAACTTCCGCTACATCCACAGAAAGAAAAGAAGTTGATTTGCGTAAATATTTTACGTTAGCATTACCCGATGGTAAAAATTCAGGTGAATTGGTATTTAGAATTATGCCAATATCCATCGATGAAGATGGTGTACCAAGATGGTATGAAACTGCCAAATTTCACAACCTTAAAATTGGTAAAAAATGGACAAAACTTTATGATCCAGAACAAGATGGTGAAGAATCACCGCTTAACCTAATGTACAGAACTTTAATTAAAAGTACTGAAAAAGAAGACAAAACTTTAGCAAACAGTTACAAATCACGTGATTTTTATATCGTTAGAGGTATCGAGCGTGGTAAAGAACACGAGGGTGTTAAATTTTGGAGATTCCCTAAACCAAATGATGGTTCGGGTATAATGGATAAAATTGCACCAATGATCAAAAGATTAAATGAAAAAAATCCTGGTTCAGGCGCTTTCTATAATCCAAATTCAACAGGTCGCGATCTAGTAATTAATATTGTTAGAGATTTATCTAAAGGTTACACAAAAGTATCTCAAATTATGTTTGATGAACCAAATGCACTTAGCAATGACTCTAATTTGGTTAACGAGTGGTTAAACGATCCATTAACTTGGAAAGAATTATACAAGAAAAAATCTTTGGAGTATTTGGAAATTGTTGCACAAGGTGGTGAACCTATTTGGGATAGCGAATCTAAGAAATTTATCGCTAAAGCAGATGATTATCAAATACCAACACATGCTGCTCCATCACAATCAAATACATACAAGGAGCCGACCGATATAATGTCGGACAACGATGATAGCGAACCTATCAGTATTGACACAGAAGATTTACCGTTTTAATCGTAAATCTTATTATAACATGGGGTATTAATTTATACCCCATTTTTTTTAATTAAAAATTTAAAACAAATATATGGCAGTAAAGAAAAAAGAATTTTCTTTTGATGATTTCAAAAAGAAAATGAGTACAACTACAAAATACAAACCAGATTTATTCCTATCATGCGGCGAGGCTTTTTTGGAAGCATCTGGTGTTCCAGGTCCTTGTATGGGTCATATTAATATGTTATTAGGTCACACAAATACTGGAAAAACAAGTGCTTTAATATCAGCGGCTGTTGATGCTCAAAGAAAAGGTATATTACCAATTTTCTTAATAACGGAAAAAAAATGGAGTTTTGATCATTGCCAATTAATGGGAATGGATATTACAAAATCTGATGATGGTGAATGGGAAGGTTTCTTCTTATATCGTGATGACTTTAATTATATCGAACAAGTAACCGATTATATTAATGAAATTTTAGATAAACAAGATAAAGGTGAATTACCATATGATGTATGTTTCTTTTGGGATTCCGTTGGTTCAGTTCCATGTAAAATGACTTGGGAGGGTAAAGGTGGTAAACAACATACAGCTGGTGTTTTAGCTGAAAAAATTAACATGGGTATTAATCAAAGAGTTAATAATACAAGAAAAGAAACATCACCTTATTTAGCAGGTCTTGTTGTATGTAATTTACCATGGGTTAAACTACCAGATTCACCAATGGGTCAACCAAAAATGAAACCAAAAGGCGGTGAAGCAATTTACCAAGCGGCTACATTAGTATTTAGATTTGGTAATGAAGCTGATGGTGGTATTTCTAAAATTGATGCTACTAAAAATGGTAGAAAAATTAATTTTGCTACTAGAACAAAAGTAACAGTTGATAAAAATCACATTAATGGTTTAGGATATGCTGATTCACAAATCATTGTAACACCACACAAATTCATTACTAGCGATAGAAGAGATGATAAAGCTGCTTTGGATATTTACAAAAAAGAAACAGCGGCTTATTGGGCTGAAAAAATTGGTGATACAACATTTGAATTAGAAGAATATGAAATTAAACAGAAGATTGCATACTCAGACGAAGATTAATTCATTATTAATTGATGGTGAGGCTTTGTTAAAACAAGGATTTCATGGTGCCAAACAAGTACAAACTAAAAATGGTAGTGTTGGCACCATTTTTCATTTTATAAATACGATAAAAAGATTTTACCAAGATTATGGTATTACTAAAGTTGTTGTATTCTGGGAAGGTGAAAATTCAAAAGCATATAGACAAGCTTATTATCCCTATTATAAACAAAATAGGAATGATAAGGTAACTATCGATCAAAAACATGATTTAGATAGACAAAGAATACGAATTAAACAGTATTTGGAAGAATTATTCATACGCCAAGTTGAGATTGATGGTTGTGAAGCCGATGATTGCATTGCTTATTATGTTAAAAATTCACCAAACGAGAGTAAAACAATTTACACTAATGATCGTGATTTATTACAATTAATGGATGATGAAACTAAAGTCTTTCTACATGGTAAAAAAATAATGATTAATGTTGATAATTTTAAAAATTATTTTGATTATCATTTTGAAAATGTTGGTCTTATTAAAATGATTGCGGGTGATAGTTCTGATAATATTTCTGGTTTAGAGGGTATTGGTGAAGATAGTGTTTTAAAAATATTTCCAGAATTAAAAAAAGAAAAAAAGACATACGATTGGATATTACAACGCGTTGATGAATTATTAGAAAGTACACCTAAAAATAATAAATTAATTACAATCAAAGAGGGTAAAACAAAATGGGGTACATATGGTAATGATTATTTTGGTGTTATGAATAAAATTATAAATCTAAATGATTGTCCGAACGTTACTAGTGAATCTAAAGAATTAATCGATGAAATGATTAACGACTCATTATCACCTGAAGGTCGTGGTGGTATAAACACAATAATGGAAATGATGAAAGAAGATCAATTGATTATTTTTTTACCAAAATATGATGACGCTTTTTTTACATTTTGGTCTAGTTTTATTACCATAATCAATAAGGAAAAAAAGTTATACGAACAAAAGAAATAATTACCAAACAATTTGGTTTTATAATTTTTTTTGACTATTATTGAATAAATATTAAATATTATATACATTATGGATAAAAAAGAATTTAAAAAAGATACTAGACAGTTTGAGTTTACTGTTTTCTTGAATGATAATATTATTGTTCAAAGATTTTTTAATGTTAATGGTTACAACAACAAATCAATAAACTCATTAAACTTCAAAGAAGTTATTGACGAAAATCAAGAAATTATACAAAATCACATGAAAAACAAAAGTTTAGATTTTTTAAATGATAATAGTAGATATTTTTATGAAAACTCTTCTTTTGAAAGAAATGATAGCAAAGACTTGATGAAAATTATTGTAAAAATGAACGATAAAACAATAGCTTTTCGTGAATGGGATGCTACAATTTACCCCGTAAGAGTTAGATATACCGTTAATATTCGTGAACATATTTATGGTATGATAACAGCGATACAAAAATGTTTATCAGAGAATACTGATAAATTAGAAACAACATATTTAGGCTATGATTTAAGAGTTAGAAAATAATTATGAGTTCAAAAATAATAACAATTGCAGATTTAGGTCGTGACTATCAATTAGATTTATTTCATGAGATAATAACTGACAATAAATTTGGTGAAACCGTTATTGAGGTATTAGATTCGAAACACTTTAATGTAGAATCTTATCAAAAAATAATAACAATTTTACGAAATTATCACAAGGAACATGAAACAATCTTAAATTTTCCTAATTTAAGATCACAAATACACATGGAGGTTTCTCCAGAACATTCAGCCTTAAGAACACAATTACTCGACACCGTTCAAGAAATTGAAGATAGAAAGGTAACAAATAAGAATGTCCAAGAATACGTTACCAAGTTTTGTAAAATGCAATCACTTAAAAATGTGATTCAAGAAATTTCAAAAAAAGTGGAGCGTGGTGTTGTTGAGGATTATGATCAAATTGAGAAAAAATTAAAAGATGCTTTAATTTTTAAAGAAGTTGAGGATTCAATAACACTATATCATGATATTGATAACGTATTATCCGATGATTTTAGACACCCAATACCAACAGGTATTGAAGGCATTGATCAAATTATGGATGGTGGTTTAGCTTCAGGTGAATTAGCGTTAGTTATCGCCCCTTTAGGTGTTGGGAAAACGACTTTTTTAACTAAAGTTGCTAATCAAGCATATCTTACTGGTAGAAATGTTTTACAAATATTTTTTGAGGATAAAGAAAAAGCTATTCAAAGAAAACATTTTACCATTATGAGTCAAATACCATTATCCGATATTAGCAAAACCGACAATAATCGTATTATTAAATCAAGAATTGATGCAATTAAAAAAAGATTATTGGTTGATGGTGAAGAAAAAAATCATTTATTTTTACAAAAATTACCAGCCGATGGTGTTACAATAACTAAAATAAAAAATATAATAAAAAAATTAAATTCCAAAGGAACTAAGATTGATTTATTGGTTTTGGATTATGTTGATTGTTTATCATTGGAAAAAGAAACAAATAACTCCGAAGAATGGTCTAATGAGGGTAAAATTATGAGATTATTAGAAACCATGATTGAAGAAGTTGGTGTTGCTTGTTGGACAGCCACTCAAGGTAATCGCGCTTCAACAAGTGTTGAAGTTGTTAGAACCGAAAATATGGGTGGTTCACTTAAAAAAGCACAAATTGCACACTTTATTATGAGTATTGGTAAAACATTAGAGCAAAAAGAGGCTAATGTCGCAACAATGTCCATATTAAAGAATAGATTAGGGTCTGATGGTATGATTTTCCAAAATTGTAAATTTCATAATGGTTTACTTGAGATTGACACCGCTGACCAAATTAGTGAAAAGGGTTTTGAACAAGAAAAAGAAAGAAAAGCAAAAAATAGACAGAAAGAACTGTATCAAGAAGAACTAAGAAGAATACAAGAAAACCAAGAAAATAATTAAAAAAAATTATTATTAACCAATATTTATTTTAACAAATCACAAAAAAACATGAATTTAAGAAGTAACGATTTAACAAAAAGATATTCTATTTTTCCAATCACACATCCAGATTTATGGGAATTTTACAAAAAAGCTGAGAAACAAACATGGGTAGCGGAAGAGATTGATTTATCAAAAGATAATTATGAAAAATTAAATGAATCCGAAAAACTTTATTTAAAAAATATATTAGCATTTTTTGCGATATCTGATGGTTTAGTTATAGATAACTTAGCCACAAATTTTTTAGGTGAGGTTGATTTACTTGAAGCACAATATTTTTATGGGCACCAAACATTTATTGAACAAGTACATGCGAATGGATATTCATTATTGATTGAATCGTATATTAAGAATGAAAAAGAAAAAACAGATTTATTTAACTCAATGGAAACATCTCCTGCCGTATCAGCTAAAGCATCTTGGGCTGAAAAATGGATAAGTCACCCATCATTTGTACATAGATTAATTGCATTTGCTTGTGTTGAAGGTATTTCATTTAGCTCAGTTTTTGCTGGTGTTTTTTGGTACCGATCAAGAAACAAAATGGAAGGTTTGGCTGGTATGAATGAATTAATTCTTAGAGATGAAACATTACATTACGAGTTTGCTGTAAATTTGTATAATAAATATGTAATTAATAAATTACCAGCAAATGAGGTTCGTGAAATCATTTTATCATGTTGTACTGTTGAGCGAGTTTTCGTTGAAAATAGTATGCCAAATGGTTTAATTGGTTTAACAACTGACATGATGGATACGTATGTTAAATATGTTACCGATATTGTTTTAAAAGATTTTGGTTTAGAACCTGAATTTAATGTTAATAATCCATTAGATTACATGGCAAGAATTGGTCTTTCAGCTAAAAACAATTTCTTTGAACAAAGAATTGGGCAATATACTAGAGTAGATATACCAACAACAAGTGACGGTATTTTTGATGATGAATTTTAATAAAAAAAAATAATTAGTAATGAGGATTAAAAAAAGAAATGGTGAATTTCAGGCTTTTATGCCTAACAAAATTTTAAGTAGAATTAAAAGTAGTGCTAAAAATTTAAATGTTGATTGTGATAGTTTATTTACGGAAGTTGTGCCATTAATTTATGATGGTATGACAACAACTGAATTAGATGAGTTGATTGCTTTTAAATCGGCTGACAAAGTAATAAATCACCCCGATTATTCAACATTGGGTGGTAGATTATTATTAAGTAGACAATCCAAAATTATTGGTAAAGAATTGCAACCAGTTGATTTGACTTATGATTTTTTCGCTGCAACAACTTTTTTAAAAAAATATGCTAAAAAAGAGGGTAACACACCAATAGAATTACCATCTTGTATGTACGAAAGAGTATCTAAACATTTAGCTAATTCTGAAGTTGAAAAACAAATGTTTATTGAAGAATTAACCAATAAACGTATGAATTTTGC